TTACCTGCTTGCTTGATGCACGGTCAGATGCAACTGCACCGATGATTGCAGAACCCGCTATTGCTGCTGCTGTTGCCATTTCATTTCCTCTAAACTGATTCCATACTGGTACATGCCGATTACACCGTTTTTGGTGTAGCTATCGGCGTTATAGCCCTGTTCTGTTAGCCCTATACTCTTTACAAACTCGATGACGTTTGGGAAACATTCAGGGATATGCACAATCATCTTTCTAAGTTCTGGGATATTCTCAATAATCCATGCCTGGATAGCATGACCGCCCACTACAGAGTGCTTTCTGTGGTCTGGGAGCATGAATACATGGCCTTCCCACATCACTGACGTATGCTGGTGTAAGCGGTACATTCCGACATACTCACCATCATCAAATAGCCCAACATAAACCTCTGTGGTTATATCCGGCTGATAGGGCGGTGCGTTGTCCTCTGAAATCTCATCCCAGACCGCACTGATGGTCTGTATAACTACCTGATAATTCCATAGTCGCTCACAGGCGATCAACTGAATATATCCTTATTGCCTAAATCACGAATAACCGTAGCCAAAACATCGGATATTTCTAAAAGTGAATCTCTCAGGTTCTCGACTTCGGCTTGTGTGGGCGGGTTGGTTATAGCTCCAGCAGCGGCATCGGCATTAAACGCCCTATCAGTGCCATCGTTGGATATGGTGTATGCCGGTAGAGAGTCCTGCAGTCCCTCCAGCGCGGTCTTATTGCTCGCCGTATCCGATTCAATCGCATCCAGGTCAACAGGTTGTGTAACCGTGATCTGATCGAGCTTTTCCTGATGGGTCAGAACCACCGCTGTCGTAGCCTCACCCGTGGCAATCACGCCTTCAGGTGCAACCAGATCATTGATGAACAGGTTTAATGCCCTGAAATACTCAGCCGAATCAGGATCAGTCTGTAAGCTATCCGGTACTGGAACCTGAAATGTTGCTGTCATATTCCAACGCTTACATCAGCATGGGCAGAAACCAACGTAAAACTACTGTTCTCACTGTATTTCAGCCGGTAAATGCGGTTATACGCACTACCGCCACGGCGTAATATCACCCTGTTGAGGTAGTTCTTATGACAATTTATCAATGGTTTCCACATTTCGTGGGAAAATGTCATTCCACCATCATCTGAGTATGAAATTTGAACATATGGGATACAACTCATTCGTACTGTTTCCTTAATCCGCCGATATGATTGGTTGGCGAACCGCTTGGGCCGGCATGGTATTCATAACTGCCCCCCCATGTACCTTCGTTATGCCACAAACTACCACCGGGCAGGTAGAAGTCAGGCTGAACTGAACCGTAGCTATCCGATAGCCACAATGAGCCGTCTTTGCCAGGGTATTTCAGGTCGCCATTGGTATCAAATATCCGGTTCAATGTTGCAGAGTTCGAGAAATCAAGCGTATTGGATGAGTCCATCAGGCATGGCCCAAACACCAACGATGGATAGCCAAGATTGGGTGGTGAATTAGCCTGTATCGGGTTGAAATCACCCGCCCAATTAGCTAACGGGGCGTGAAACCAAACGCGCTCTGTACTTGCATCAAGGCTTAACGCTGCCGGACTATTGGCATCTACGATCTTTTTGGGTGAGTCCGTACCGTTGATGGCATACGAAATACCAGAGCCATCCATGCTTACCGCAAACTGATACCACTTATCGGCTTGTATCCAGTTGGTTCCGTCCTCATCACCAAGAAATACATCATATATAGCCCGATCACCAGCGGTTAAGCGTAGTTTCTCATTTTCAACACCCACAGATAAATGCAGTGCGCCAGAATTAACCCCAATTGAAACATAACCATGTTTTGCACTGGTTCCGGTTGCCGCGCTCCATCCAGTGCGAATAAAGAACGCACCAATCATCAGGAATGAATCAGCAAACGGCTGTGTTGTCACATTGGGCCATGATGCCGGGCCAAACTCAAAACCATCGCCCCGTTGATTCTGTGGTGGTGTATTAAGCGTGTTCTCACCTGTTGACCAGGTTGGGAAGTTCCATGTGTCATTTGCCATTATTGCGCCACCACATCAGTTTGAATACGGATTTGATTTGTTCCGGTTGGGCTATCATTTCGGATATTGAAGAAATATGTTTCACCAGGCACTAGCATGATTTCTGTTCCAGAATAGTTAATGCCGCCCGAAATAGTCCCAAAACCCCATGTTTCAGTTGGTGCAGAGGTGTAATCTCCAACAGTCTGATTAACTGACCCCGTTCGTGTGGTGCTGATTGAGGTCAATCCAACGGTAGTGAACACCACCAGATAAGGACTTGACGTAACAGGTACGGTAAATGCCAGTGATATACCACCTGAATCAATGGTTTTAGTCGTATCGTAATGCCCCGGTGCAGCAAATGGCAGGCTAAAGAAATCCTCCCACGATACCGATCCGACCGTGCTGACTTGCGTGGTATCCCATTTCTTGACCTGTGCATTGCCGGTATCTGATGTGATCACAACGTAATAATTCGACCCTGTCGGAACCAATACAGACTCACCGTTAGGGGTGCCGTTATAGGTCATTTCATCCAGCACGTTGCCGCTGCTATGCCTGCATCACCCGTATTCACCAACGCGGCCTTGTTGACTGCAAATACACTGTTGAAATCAGCCAGTTCTATGGCAACACCAAACATGGATTCAAAGGTGGTATTAGTCAGTTTGGATAAATCAATCCAGTTGCCCGTGTTCTCCCAGAATGGGGCTACAATTTCAACTGTAGGGTCAGGATCAGGTGGCGGTACTGTAGTAAGTCCATCACCAGATTTAGGATTAGCCGTAATGGTATCTGCCATGCTGCCATTGATATAGGTGTATGCCTGCTGGTTGGCAGTCCCACCAGATAGCCCTGATTCAAAGATATACCTGTCTACAGTGCTATCATTCGCTTTTTCCATATCGTTTGCGTCATAGGTTGCCGGTTCCGTTTTGCCCGTATTGCGATGCAATCCAGGCCCATAGAAACATTGCGGCTGCTGCAAATACCAGCCCTCCCACTTTTGAGGGTCAGTTATGTTGCCATCGTTATCCCAAACAGCAAGCGGGATTAAAGAGCATTGATCATCAAATGACAGCATGCCAACATTGTTGAGATTGGCCTCCCATGCTTCAATATCAGTGCCTGATTCATCACCGTATATTTCGCCACTTGAGCTTGTTCCAAAATAATAACCTTCATCTGCGCTCAAGTTAATAATATCGTCTGTGTAAGTTGTCCACGTTACCCACGATGTATCATTGGTGCGGTCTGCGTTATCAATATAAACCTCACGCGAACCTGACAGATCAATGACCAGGGCTATCATGTAAACACTGCTGTCAGCAAAGCTCCCGCCGTTATTCCTGATGGTTACATCAAGAATTGTTGTTCCTGCTGAATTTTCAGCCAAAATCCTGATGTACCCATTGGTATCCATGTAAATCTTTAATGGTTCTTTGGGGTCTGCACCATCAACTTCCATCAATGTTGCATTGGTAAACTGTACAGGCGGTGTTTCCCGGCTAAACGCGCATGTAAACGAGAATACCTCGGTATCATCAAAACCAACCCCAGCAGTAACCGGGTATAACTGGCTGATCGAATGGGCTGAATCAGTCATGTTCTGAATTAGCGTGGGCGCAAGCAACTGCCCTTGCGTCAGGCTTGATACGAACCCGCACAGGCCAGATAATTCATTTTCTGGTTGTGGGCCTAATCCCGTACCTTCGACCTCAGTCTGTCCGGCAACGATGATAAATTCTACTTCATCAAAAAATAGCTTCTTGCCGGGAACACCAAATAGCCCACCATGAATAACAGCGGTGTCTCTCAGGTTTATGATTGGTTCGCCGTTATCAGAATAAATATCCAGCGAGTATTCGTATAAAAGCCCGTTGGTATGGTCTGCACAGTAGTTTAAGCCGTACATATGAATCATTGAGCTTGCACGGTGCCGGTCATTGCCGATACCGCTTGTGAGTTGAAACCACGAACCAGATGGCTCATGGAATACCCATGTTCTGTTAGCTGTCGGGAAAGTAAACGCTACAAACTGTTGATTGTCCTGTACGAACTCAAAACAAATACAGTCATCAATCTTGGAATACTTGGCAAACTCGACCCCAAGGGCAGGATTGCCAACATTGAGGAAATTAAGCCCGTTTGACCGTCTGGGAATACGCCTTGTATACAGAAAGTACATATACTCATTGGTTTTGGTTATGGCGTGTAAGCCTGCCAATCCATAGGGCTGAACACCGCTGTTAATCCGCGCAAAGGGTGGATTACCCACGCCCGTATTCTGCCAAGGCTCTACCGAATGAGAACCAAAGAAATAGACCAGTTGCCTGAATGAAACAATCGCAATAATGTCATCAGGATGGGATTCAGCCTGGGCAAAGTCCAGCGCATCAATCGACAAGTCTGGGTCAACCGAACTGGTTACAAACTCACCCCATACGCCATTATTCTGATCGAATATAAACTGGTTATTCAAATAGGCAACCGTGGTCGGGTTGACCAAATCAGGATCAGTGATTTCCTCAACGCCACCGGCTACCGTGTATTTATACGCAGTACCCGCTGAAACAATGATCAACTGTAATGAATCGTTCGCCATTACACAGCGTTCTGAACCCGCTATCGTTCCCAGGGCATAGTTTGTACCCGCATCATCAACAGAATACAGTGTAGTGCCATTGACCACGTACAACAGGTTATTAAAGTCCGTCATGCCACGGTCAATACCCGATAACGTGGCAAACGTCCTGATACCCGCAACATTGTGCAGCGCAACCTGGTTCCGCGCCTCTGGATTGATCTCAGGCCAAAGGTTTTTAGCAACCTGTGCAGATAGTGGCTTTTCCCTGTTGGTATAGGATGGGCCAATCAGGGGGATTTCAACTCTGGGCATGGTTAATCCTGTCCAGCAACATGAGCCAGAACTTCAACAGGGTGAACTGCATTGTCATCAGAAATAATCAGGTGTTGGTGTGACGTAGGTATTTGACGATATCAGTTCTTTAAGATTACCCAGCGCAACACCAGCCGCATTGGTAATGCGTGAGTATCGATCATTGGGTATGCCGTAATCATTAACCCGCGCATTGGCAACCAGATCAGTTACCGCCCCGGCATATTCATCGGGGATATCGTCATCTTCGTCCCACACAGCGATATTGAGCGCATACAGCTGGGCATAAACCTCGGCATAAGCCTGGTCTAAGTCGGCAGTCTCATACGATGGCAATGTCTCACCCTCGCCCAATATACCCAGGCGGGTAGCTGCCATGTCCCTGATCTTTGCTGCGGTAGTCATTTACTTCTTACTCACCCGTTTCTTGCTTGCCCGCTTCTTTGCCACTTTCACAACTTCAGTGAAGTCGGGATTGTTCGCGGCCTTTTCAGCACGAATACCATCCAGTGCAGCAGGCTTTTTAGCTGATGCGGTTGTGCCGCCATAGCAATTAACCTCACCGCCGTTTGTTGGTTTGAAATATCTCATATTAACTCCAAGAGAAAAGCCCCCGAAGGGGCTAATCTGGTCTACGGGGTTGTGTAATAAACCACAACGGTCATCTGCCCTGCGGCAAATGTAGTTGCAGCGGTATTAGCTTCAACCTGAATCGTGGTTTCAGCCGCCAATGTCTTTGGCCCAGCGCCGGTTAAAACGCCGCCAAACTCGACCTTGGAACTGGCTACATCCAGGTGTACCGAAATATCACCTGTAAACACATGCGCCAATAACAACCCGTTAGGGTCTGCGGCATCTGTGCCATTTGCTGCCCAACCAACCATCAGATCAAGTGCTTCAGCGCCGGTATCCATATCTTCACACTGGATATAACCACCGATAATGGTTGCGCCTGCCGGTACTTTGCACATCTCGAAAATGTCACCATCTTCAACATTTGCTGCTACCGCATAGGTTCCCCATGCACATTGCAACACGCCTGCACCACTGAATTGCGTGGCGTTAAGGGTTGCCCTGGTTGCTGTTAGTGTCTCTGCTGCCATTTTGATCTACTCCATTGTTAAGGGAAAAGCCCCTCGAAAGGGGCTAATCCGGGTCAGATCAAGAATCAGCTACTGCTGCAAAGAAGCCAGTTACGATACCATGATCAACAAGGTCTGCCGTATCGGTAGAACCATTGCCAAATGACATTTTGCCGAAGTTACCAAACTCGCGAATAGCTACACCCTGCTTGTCGTGGTAATCGGTATCGTCTGTCACAGTATTCCAGCGTTTTGCAATGCCGTAACCAACCGCCTGAGCGCCACACAGGTAGACAGGTGCAACGTCAATCGAGCCAGCGCCAACACCAGTCAGGACTGCAATGTCGTCCATCTCGCAAAAGATGATGCCATCCCATTCCATATCACCGCCGTTAAACAGAATTTCATTCTGCATACGGATGCCAACATCACGCTGAGCATTGGTGATAACGGTATCGGTTTTCAGATCACGCCATACCAGAGGCGGTACATACATCTTGTAGTAACGTCTGCCGGTAGTGGTTGATCGGATCGGCCTGATCTTCGGGCTTGCCGTCAACGCCATACGCTTCATCAACATAGCCGCAGATGTATCAAGCTGATCAGCGGTGTTATCAATCTCTGCCAAACACGCAGAATGATCATTAGCCGCGTTATTGCCAACCAATGCACCAAACAGGCAACGGTCTGCATTATCAACCAACCAGATATCTTTATTGGTTTCAGTTGCTGAACCGTATGCAACGCCCAGGATAGACCCAAGAGCCTCGATAATACGATCACGGGTATCTTCCTGCGCCCAATCCATCAGAACTGAACGGCCAGCATTACGCAGTGGAACCGCGCTTAACTGCTCGTCATAGTCAGATACAACTACCGCATTTCTGCGCTGTGTAACGGAAAGTGCAAAGGAGCGAGTAGTCATCGCTTCCTCATTACCAACCAACGTATTAGCGCCGGTAACACCAGCACCCGTCAGACGGTTAACAAGGGCGAACGTAATAGAGTCACCACGCTTTTTGGTCAGGTCTTGTTTAACCTGAATAATAGAGTTTTCAGATGTACCCATTTCAGATGCGAAACGGTTCTCCTGAAAGTACTCCTTGAAGAACTTATCATCCCAAATTTGGGGTGTAAGTCCAGCTACTGCTGAAGTATTAGCCATTTAATTATCCACCTCGTCCTATTACGGACTCAAGATCGACCGGGCCAGACCAATCGGAGCCAGTAAGGCCACCTTTTGAGCTATCGCCGGTCAGTGATTTCGGGATGGAGTCGGTGAGTTTCTGCTTTGCATCAGTTTCAGATTGCTGCTTGGCTATGTACTCGTCTACGCCTTTTTGCATTAGCCGTGCCTCGTAAGCGGCAGGGTCTTCAGTACTTTCAGCGCGTTTTTGCTCAGACTGGTACAGTTCCGTTACTTTACGGTGTTGCTGTAGCAATCCTACGCCTTCGAGTTGTTTAGCAAGCATTGGGCTTTTCTGCGCTTCTTCAATAAACCATGCTTCAGCTTTATCAACCGTTGCCTGGTCATACTGGTTGTACGCTTCACCCCTGCCTTCTGTCAGCAAAGTGTTTGTCAATTCCTGAGATAGCCTTGCATCCCTGTGATCCAGTGCGCCTGCCTCATCCTCAAATATGGACGGTGCTGGCTCTGATTTTTCGGGATGTGCCTGTTTATAGGCTTCGAAGTCTTTCTCTACGGACTGACGTTTCTCACGTTCTCCGTGCATAGCGGCTTTCAGGCCAACAGATTCAGAATCCAATACCGGCGGCGTATCGGGTGGTGTTACTTCGTTATCGCCCGTTCGTGGGGTTTCTTCAGGTGTTTCCGGCGGTGTCTGCTCGGCATCCGCTACCACTTCTGTTGTGGGGGTTGGTTCTGCCGGTGTTTCTACCGTTTCACTTGGTGAACCCAAAAGTTCTTCTGCTATGTTGGTCATCTTTCCACTCCTAACGCGCCCGAAAATGAGTCGGCGACACTCAGCGCCCGTTTAAAATTGGGACGGCGGCTCCCTGTAGCTAAACCCATGTTTTTGCGGGTTTTGTTAAAATATGGTTTAATAAGCTATGGAAAGTTATCCACAGGTTATGCACAGGCAGTCTATCCGGCTTCACCCGGTGCGCTGTGCTGTGTGTAATAAAGTGCGCTATCAGATTCCCGGTGAGTGCCGGAAGCCGCGCTGTGGACTATCCGTAAAACCTGCTCAGAAACGGTTCAACCCGCTCCGCAAGCTCAATAAATTCGCGTGATGGCTTAACATCCGTGTATCTCAGGGCTGAATTGTTCTGGATCACACCCTGCGGCATCCAATCCGTAGCCATATCGCCCCCTGTG